TGTAATAAACGATTGTTTTTGTCTACTGTTTTATTAATCATCTCAATAGACTTAGCACCTTTTTTTGTAGTTACATCTAGCTGCTTACGCATTGTAATTAGCTTTTTGTTTTGTGCTGCTGCTTCTTTTTCTGTTCTTGCTTCTTTTTTTAATACGGTTACTAAACTTTCAGTTGATTTTTTACTATCTTGTTCTGCTTTGATCTTATCTTTAATAGCTTTTTTCTTTTCTGTTAATGCTATCTTTGCTTTTTCTTCTGCTTCGTTTACATTCTTAATCTTTTCTTGTAACTTTTCTAATGTAGTAGCTGCCTTTGTATTTTCGGCTATACTTTTGGTTGCAATATCGTTATATTCTTTTTGAGCTGTTGACAAGGCTTTTAAATTTTCTGGATTGGTAGCGTTCTTAAAATCAATGGAAGCCTTAGTTAAAGCAGTCATTAATTGAATAGATTGTAATAGATTTTTATTTAAGTCTGCAATTTCTTTATTGACTGACTTGTCTATTGTGTCCTTTTGTGTTATTTTGTCGCTTGCCATGTTTGATATTCTTGCGTATTGCTATATATTGTCGAACGGTTGTTTTAAATACATCTATTGAACGTCCTTTTATATCTTCTATCTCATCAATGATCTGTAAATAATCTACAGGCTTATCATCTTTTTGCTCTAAATCTTTACACTTTAATAGTATTCTGTTTTTTAATCCTTTAAGTTTTTTCTCTATGCTTTTAACTGTTTCCTTTTCTAGTTTAGCATATTTTATCATTCGTATTGTTTCTTTATGTTCCGGGGCAATAACCATCATATTATAAATATTCCAGTACATTAAGTATTCAATTTGCATCTTTTGTAATCCCTTAGATTGAGCAAAGTTTATTATCTGATAGTTACTGTCATCTGCTGTTGAATATTGGTTTTGAATTTCTAACCACGTCAACTGCAATTTATCATTTAACTTTTCTGAAATCTCGGGTAATAATTCATAATCTTTTAGCTTTAATAAGTATCGGTAATCATTTGTTTCAATTACTTTAAAGAAGTTAAACAAGATTAAAAAATCAATAGACGAATAATATCTATACTTTAAGCGTTGTTCTAATGTCTTGTATAAGTTCTTTAGAAATAATTTCATTCCTTTGTTTTTCTGCTTCATTATTCCATCCTGCAACATCGTCATATCTTGCTAAAACAAATTTTGAATATGGTGTATTAAATTCAGGAACAAATGCACTACCTTTTTTCTTTAAGTATTCTGAGTTATGGAGACCACCGGATAAATATAGATCCGGTGTTCCATTACCCGGTTTAGAGTTTTGTCTTGCTTTTCTCTTTGCGTATGCTTGGCTTTTGTATTTCGGCTTTATCTTTTGGTTCTTGATGTTCTTGCCTTCCAATAACTGATCCTTGTTTAGCTGTAGAATTTCCTGCTCCTGCTCCTTTATTATCTGATCGAACATTGTCGTTATGTTGATCTTTGCCACTCTCTTTTGAAACTCTATTAATCCTGCCATAACATTCTTTTATTTTAGGGATACGCTCTTTAGGTTGCATTAATTTGAAAGTTGACATTTCTAAACACATTGCTTCGAAATCTTCATATTTCATTTTGCTGCAATCCTTATCATCAAGATTTGTTACCTTGCCTTTATATTCTATTCTCATATTAAATAGTTACGTCAACAGCACCTCTTGATTTATACCCATCCAAGCTTAAATCTTTGGATGCGCCTAAAGTAAGCGTCCCAGTTGCTAATGCAGTTCCAGCTAAATCATAAGTTCCATCGTCATTATCTGTTACTCCTGAGATTGTTTGAGCTTCTCCTGCTGTGGTTATTAATATCCAATCAGTAGTAGCATCTAATCCTAGTATCTTAACGCCTTTTAAGTATGCTTCTGCACTTACTACGATTTTAGTAGATATGCTAGAGCTTACTGTTAAAGCTACATCAGTTAAGCCGTCTAAGTTTGTTGGATCCCATGAATCAGTAGTTAATTTAGTAGGTTGTAAACATACTCCCTTTGCTGACCATTCAGAAGGTTCTCGCATCTTGTAATAAATAGGGATCATTCTTTTTACATCCCCTGATGTTAAATTCATTTTATCAACATCAAAAGTTGTCAATTCAAATCCTTTAAATACTGTACCATCTGGTGAAGTTCCTAATATATTACCATTTGCATCGATTACAAACATTCTCCAAGTCTTATTTTTGTAAGATTGAAGTTTAACCATGTCTGCAACAGATAAAAATAATTTTAGCTTTTCGGCTGTATTACCTTCTCTTACTTTCAATGAATCACCGCCTGCAAATTCCTGCATTACTGACTCCCCGCTTGCATCTTCATTTTCATACACATAAGGAGATATAAACATAGTTTCTTCTCCTATTGCATCTGTATATTCACTTTCTGTTTCTGCAAGTGTTTGAGTTGCAAATTCAAAAGTCGGAGAAGTTAAAGCGATCTTAATTGTACGCCCTAAATTCTCTGGCTGCGAATACTTTTGACCCAGTGTTTCTACTGTTGAGTCAAAATCTCTTTCATTATATGCCATAATTTTATTGTTTTAATTGTCCTATTAATTTGCACTTAAATCTAAATACGAAATATGGGTGCATTGTTTCTTTTATCTTATCGTTATAGTCAAATCCTGTTAAGGCGTTAACGTCACGAGCTAGCGCCGTTGGTTCAAATGATGTTAGTTTTAATATCTGATAAACTTCTTCAATTATATCCTCTTCTTCAATACCAGTAAAGCTGGTCATCTTTGCGGTTACAATTAAATCGATCTTACTCTCAAAAGAATAAGGTTTCATTTCCCTGTCTCCGCTTTCTATGTAGAATAAAGACAAATCATATTTATCATTAAAAAGAACATCGATATAAGTTCCACTATCATTATATCTAGGCACTCCCGAAATATCGGTACGAGCTAAACCATAGAACTTACGTTCTTTAGTTGTATAAAGATCATCAGTAAACTTAGCATTCAAATCCGTAATATATGGATTAATACCTGATTTTAAGTTTGCCGGTAATGTCTGCTCATTATATGCCATTACATTAATGTTTGTGTTTGTATAGGGTTCGGATTAACTAATGTTTTCTTTACCTCTGCTATTGCTTTTAATAGTTTAGTTTGTACTCCAATTACTACAGGCATCTCATCATTAACCCAACCGCCCTGTAATTCAATTAAAAGATTAGCTTTTTGCAATCTACCAACACTATTAGTTATATTGCTTGTGTACATCATTCCAATAATATCGGCTGCAAATTGATAGCCTATGACATCCTTAAATTTGTTCTTGTCGTTAATAGCTATTGACGTCCAATCTTTATAACTTGACAAATCAAAGTTTAACCCGAAAGTTTCTGATACATATTCAACATCATTAATATCAAATAATGTTTCTGCATTCCAGCCACTAACTTTGATAGGTTGTATTCCCATCATGTTAAATGAGTTTTGGTGGTTTGCTGAGTTGTAGTTTCTGTTATATGCTTTAGGTGTTAATCCATCGGTTAAATAACCAACATAGAATTTACCACCTGTTACACTATTTGCATAATTCAAATCCCAATCTACAACAGTCTGAACATTTGTTGAGTCAATTGTTATTGTTTCGGTTTGCAAAGCAGTATCTAAGCTATCATTAAATAGAAGTATCTTAACATCTCCAATGCCTGAAAACTCGGTAATGATTTTATTAATCACGCCTTTGATGTCTTTTACTTTTGCTACTTCGATCTCATAACCTACAAAATCAGTATCATTTGAAATCAAATCAGCATCTACTTTTCTAATACTATTGTCAAATAATAATCTGTTCTCAATTAAATCTGACTCATTAAAGCATTGGTTTAACGCTCTGCTTATGCTATCTTTTATTTTATCAGTTAGCCATAGGTTAAAATTATCATCAGTTATATCTACATAAGGCTGTGTTTCCTTAATGTTCTCAACTGTTACATAGCTCGAAAATTGGTCAAAATACATTCCTGAACTGCTTGCTATTAATGCAGCTTCTAAAATATCATAATCAGGATTGTAAGGCTGTCTTAGCCCTACAATTCCGAAAAAATCTGTCCTTATTTCGCTAATATTTAACATCTATTTTAAAAAATACTTAGTTGCAACCTTTACCGTATCACTATCATCACCATCACCATATATAAAATATTTAGAGGCTCCAGGATTTGGTATTAATATATTAAAGTATTGTGTTGCTAAATCAGTAGTAGCCATAGTATCATCTATCATAAACTCAACACTTGAATTGTCTTCATTTAATTGTTGTGCTGTAGTTTCTGATAAACCTGCATAAATATAAAAAGTACCTCCTGCTGCTGTAGATACTCTAGTAGCAGTTATCTCTATGAATAAACTTTCATACGTTCCAGTAATAGGTATTGTAGCAAGTATTGAGCTATTATTACCTTTCAAACTATCGGTTGTAACTGTCTTTTCTCGACCTCTACTTTGTGCAAATATTGATACTCCCATCAACATAATTGCAAATATTATAATTATCTTTTTCATTTCATTTGCCCTTTATTATTGTAATAAACCTACTTTAAATAATGGATTAGCATTTGCTGTAGTTTCTGGTGCATAGATAGGAGCCAAGTCACAAGATATTTCTTCTTCAATAGTGATGTCCTGTGTTTCTGCTTGTGTCGCGTTATCGGCAGCATATGCATATCGATGTACTGCAAATGTTAATCCTGATCCTAATGGGTCTAGCATAGTTGAATATTGACCACCTTCTTGGAAAATATTTCCAAAGCCTTGACGGTTCAATGTTGGTATCCAGTCTAAAAGACCAATAGTTCCTTGCTTGAAAATATAACTCATATAGTCATACCCTGACTCATTTGCAAATCCTGTAGATGTATAAGAATTTAAACCCGGTATTTGCCAGCCTAAATTAGTTGCATTTCCTTGACCTTGTTGTCCTATTTGTGCCAATCTAATTGCAGCACCCATATTGTTTATTACTTCTAATCCACCTGAGTAATACTGCTCTTTCATAAAAGCTTGAATACGCTGGAAATAGAAATCATCTTCTCCGTTTGCTACTCCAAACCAATAGTTAGAAGCATCCCATGTACCTGATTGAGGTGTTGCACTTACAACAGCCTGTGATCTGTTGGTATCCATTGATGCCAATAATGCTGTCTCTACTCTTTCATGCCAATCAATAAAAGCACTACGATACTGAGCTGCTAACATTTCTGCTGCACTAAATATATCTTTATCTGCCTGTTTAATTGACCATGTAAATTTCTGTGCATAGGTAGTATAATCGGCATTTACTGTGCTTGAGTCGTTTATACTTCCTGTGTGTGCAGCTGCTCTTACAGATGCATTTGTAGTTGTTTGTTTATTAAGTGTCTTGATAGTTACTACTTGGCTATCTGAAGCTTTTTGATTGTATGCGCTTTCTCTTTGAGAAGCAGGAATTAAAAAGTTTGAGTTATTTCTAAAAGCCATTAAAGCTGCGGATGGCTTAACCTTAAATTCAGGCTTAGTCATCATATCGTCTAGCTTATACTTTGCAGCACCTAATACACTATCTGTGTAATTTGCCATTTTTTTATTTTTTTAGTTTATTAAAATCGTCAACTAACTTTTTACCTTCAGTAGATAATGGATTGATATGATTTTCTTCCATGTGTTTATAAACCTCATTGATGTTCTTAAAAGTGCCTTCTTCTCCACCTTCATCTCCACCTCCACGACCCTCACTTTGCAACCATTTTTTATTAGTTGCTAATTCGGTTAAATAATCTTTTGGGCTTATAGGCTTTTCCATCTTATCCTTTAAAATAGTATCTCCTTTTTTCACTACCAAAATATCATTATCATATTCAAAATTCGCTGTAGTTTTTGCTACTGTCATGAAATCTTTTACATCAATACCATTTAATCCATCAGGTATAAAGTTTGTTAAATCTGTGTTAATTTGATAATCTCTTAAGTTTCCTTTTAGACTACCTATTTCAGTATCTTTTAAACCCAAATCCGTTTCATATTGAGTTTGTAGATTAGAAAGCGACAAACTTAAATCCGCTACTTTCTTGTCAGGATCTATTTTTGCATCTGCAATGATCTTTTTTTGAATTGCATCAAGTATAACCTTACGATCTTTACCTTCTAATTCAATCCCAAAATCCTTTTTAATATCCTTCATTGCATAATCATACCCTGCACTTTCATATACCTTTTTCGCATCTTTAGCTATACTCTCTTTGAGTGTAGTTAATTCTTTATCGCTTACAAAGCCACCCTCAATAAATTCTAAAGATGTTTTTTCTTCAGAGTCAATTGCTTTTTGCAGAACATCTGCACCACCTTTGACGAACTTCGCCAACTCGTTTATATTCTCTATCATTTTTTATTTAACATTTAGTTTAGTTTCTAAATCTTCTGTCTTAATATTCTTAGGTACGTCAATACCTAATTCCTTAGCTTTATCAAAAAGACCTTTTCTGTATTCTTTTTCAATCTTTTTCTTATCATCTACTACTACTTCATATAATAATTCAGTTGAATTAGAATATGTATTATTAACATTAGCTGTTTGTTCGCTAATTCTAACAGTAGCTCTTTTGGTTTGCACCCTTTCGGTAACATTCCCTTCGATGTCATACTTTACTTTAAACTCATTGTACGTCTGTACCATTTTTTTCTGTTTTTAATTCTGGTTCTAATGTTATTTTTGTTTTTAGATATGTTTCAAATTCATTTTTTAATACTTTGATTTCTTTAGTTAGTAAATCAAATGTGTTTATAGTTTTAAACCATTCGTTAAAATATAACTTAGCTTTTATATCTTCTGTTCCAACAGGTAATTTCACAAGTTCTTCATCGGTCTTATGTATAAATGGTTCTAACTTAATGCTTTTTTGCATTACTGTTAAGTTCTCAATATCATTATTGTATTCTGACTGATAGAATTGTAACAGTAAATAATCTAATGCTACTTTGCTAACACCTGATTTACGTGATGTCTCGTATTTCTTCCAAATAACATCAGGTGACTCTATTAAATATCTACGACCATAAGCAATACTAGAGCCTTTGTATATCTTTAGATAGAACTTGCCTACTAGATCAGTCATTTTCTTTTCCATGTCCTCAAAGGCATCAGAAAAGCCGTTTAATCGTTCGTTAACTGGTTGTACATTTAAAAAGGCTGCTGTTGCTGTTTCGTTTGTTGCATCCTTAGCCATTTTTGAACCCCATAACGTAAGCTCCATTAATGACATTAAGCCTTCTTGTTCTAATCTCATCTCTCCTAGTACTTCAATAGGAGGTGTCACATATCCAGCTAAATCAGGCGTTAATATTGGATCACCTGTTCCCGGACGTTCAACATTAATAACATCTGTAATATCTTTGTTTAGATTTTTACCTGTTCCAAAACAGGAGCCGCACGTCTTGCCTTCGATCATTCCAGTACCACCGCACGCTTGACAATCAGTTGCATATCTCCAAAAGATAGGATAACCATGCAAGAACTCATTAATATTTTTAATCGTTCCTGTTCTTAGATAATGATCTGCTAAACTAAGAACCAATTCAAAAGGACTTTCATTATGTGTTAAGTCTGAGTTGACAATATCTGAATTGATAATTGCAGGAACTTCTTTAAATGGATTAATGTATGTTTTATCTTCGAGTATTGTATATAACTCATCTTTTACGCTAATAGTATAATCCTTAAAATCATCGACAAATCTATATGTTTTTGTATGTAACTTTTCATCTTCGATAGGATTAAATAACACCCATTCAACAGTACGACCATCACTATAATAGTTTTGTATTGCCTTAATAGATTTGATTGTCGGATAAGTTTTTTCGCTGTTCCATTCAAAGAATACTAAGCCGCATGGATCAGTATAATACTTATTCGCTTGTATGTCTCTAATCCAGTTACGGATAGTCTTACCATGTCTTATATTGCCTAACTTATCGGTTAGTTTCTTTTCTTTAGAGTCAGTATTGAGATTGTAAATGTTACCGCCACCCTTCGCGCTAAATACTTTATCAATTGGTCTACTAATGTTAGCAAATACGTGTCTATTTGTAGTTAAAAATTTTTGTCTTAAACTTAATTGTTTCGGGTTTTCTATGTTATCTATCGTCTTAAGATAACCGGAAGTATGCTTACCGTTTATATGAACGTTAAGTCTTTTATGTTCTTTTATTGCTTCTGTAATCCAGTCAGGTTGACCACTTTTAATAATATCTACTATCTCATCAAACGTTTTTTGAGCCATAACTAAAGTATATGGCACAAAGATATGTAAAAATATTTGACATATCAAAATAAAATGTATCTTTTTTATACACTTTTTTATTTATAGTGTAAATCTTATACACTTTTATTAATACATTCCCGCTTTTTTTGTAGTGAAATACATTAAGATATACCTTAATGCTGCTAATCCGTCTGGTTCGTGTCCGTCTGGTTCAGGTATTATCTTACCATTACGATCTACTTTAAAAAACCACTTCTCAAAACCTTTTTTCATATTTACTGAGCGTTCAGTAATAAAAAGATTATAACCACGTACTTTATTAATTCCTAATATTTGACCTCCTGTGACTTTCTTAACTCCTTTTACATTGTATCTGTATTTGTTTAGATCATCTATTTCAGTACGTCCAGCAGAGTCAGCAATTATTAATTGACCTTTGTTATGTTTAACTAAGTCCATCTGATCTACTATTGCCATACGCTCGGCTCCATGTATTTTCTCAGGCATTAAGTTATTCAAACAAAACACTTCATCAATATAAAGATTATTATCTTTTAACCATACGTCAATTAATATAGTAGGATCTGGAGATACACCAAAATCCATTCCTGAAGGTATTCTAATAGCTGTATCTGGTATTGATTTACAAAAATTATATCTATATATTTGACGTTCAGAGTAAAAACCTGTTTGACCTTTTCCATAAACTCGGAACCATTCAATATTACCACGCCTTGACTCAATGAAATCCTTTTCACTCTCAGGGCACATCTCATTATCTAAATAGGTAACAATGATCTGTTCACTTATTGAATTGCCGTCTTTATCTGTTAGCTTTGGAACCTCTGTGTGTGCCCAAAACTCAAAGTCTGGATTATAATCTAAATATACATCTTCATGAGTACGCCCTATATAAGTACTTGCAATATCCCATCCAATTTTATTAGCTTCATTAATATAAAGTATATCACGCCTTTTAGATTTACCAGCCGATTTTTTATTATCTGAAATATATCTGAATTGTATTACCGATTGTCCTATCTTTAAATCTTTATCAGTTTTGTTATATGCCTTATCCCAGTCTAAATCACTCTCATAAAATTGGTTCTTAAAGTCTGCTATTGCACCGTCCTTTAAGTTATCATAGGTATCAGTCATTACAGTAATAAGGCGTTTCTTTTCGTTTGCTTTTTCGATTAGTATCTGAGCTACAGAAACATTCTTACCAGCCGCTTGCGAACCTTGGATTACTTTAATCTTTGCTTTGATTTGTTTTATCTTGTGATATGTACTTATGTGGAAGATCACTTGTCTGGAAATTGTGTTGATACGTTCTTATATTCGATAACCTGTTTTTGGTTTTGATCTACTTCTAACTTATCACCGTATTTTTTAGGGTTCATTTTTGATAATATCCATTTACGCGTGTCAACTCTTAACCTATCGCGTGCAATTACTGATTTGTTTTCTACTTCGCGACCGTCTGATAATTTTATTATGTCATCCCCAGTATCATCTGCAATATCAAACATATCTTCAAATATTATATCTGATCTTGCCTCGCAGGCGCGCACGTATAGTTTTACTTTCGCTTCATCTTTATCTAACCAACTAAAGAAAGTTTTAGATGAAGGCATTTTTTTATCCTTTAAAACCTGTCTTACTGGTCTACCTTTTTCTATCTCTTTACAAATAGATTCAAATACCTTTTCTATTTCTTTGTCGGTGTAAGCCATTACTTAATTACTTCATTAAAATTATCATCAATAGTTGTTAACCAAGTTGTACTTATTGGGCTTTTTTCTTTTGATTTAAAATAATTACAAACTATTTCGAATATATCATCTTCATTATTTGTTTCAACTAATCTATATTCGCATGAATTATCAAAAAATCTAATATCTACTAAAAAGGTTTTGTTTTCCATTATTCAAATCTTGTGTTTAATCATTGTTAATAATTCCCACTTAAATATTCTATTACTTTAGGCTTATCTAATTTGATTTCAATAACACAATTCTCTTTTATGTTAGTGTGTGTTATTGT